CTGTAGCTGTTGGGAAAGCGTATCCTGTAGCAGTGATATCACCTATGTGAAGTCCGTCATTGAACTTACCGTAGCTACTGCTTACTTCAAATGCTGGGCCACCAGCTGATGGACTGTAACTGTTGATTCCTACGTACCCGTAAGATCCAGCAGTGGTAGAGTCAGACGAAACTGCGGTAAGTATGTCAGAGCTATTAGGTGAAGACAAACTTACACCCGCTGCGGCATATCCTCCAGGACCTTGAGTGATGGCATCCCAGACAATGTTAGAGTGGTTTTTAAATATAATCCTACCCCCCATAGAAATGGAGTAGTTGGTAGTGTTTACAGTACTAGGGCCAAAACTAGGGAGGTTAATTCCACCAAGGGAGTTACCCACTGTACCGATTCCGATAGATCCTGTATTAGCAGCTGAAGAGGGCATGTCCATAGACACCATCGGTGAACCCGCACTAAAAGAACCATTACCATGAGTAAACTCCAAGGCATGATAACCGTGGATTCTCATGTTGTAAGTGCTTGTTCCGATAGCCCCACCGACTGCACTTGAGTGCTGCTGGTTAGACATCTCTATATGAGAAACAGCCGTGTTCGTTTCAGTGGAGAATATCAGCTGCCCTTCATGCAGGTGAAGCAGCTTTCTTGAAGCTCTACCACCAGGAGCAGACTGACTAGACCCAAAGAGCTGTGTTATTACGTTTCCTTGGTACGGTCTAGTACTATCTAAAATAGCTACAGACCCTCCAGTAGTAGTGTACTTTATTCCTAAACCGTCCTCGTCCCAAAGACCTTTTACCTCAGCCCAGTTAGCTGCATCAGTCCACGTACCCCCAGTGTAAATGAATGGGGTATCAGTATCCTTCATGATAGCCAGGTACCCTTCTGTATGCAGATTAGAGTTCAGTGCATCTCTCTCAGTAGCATCAGCAAATATCCCTACACCCTTGACCTGTAAATCATTAAGGTTAAGTGACGGTGCGTCAGGGTTATTGTTTAGCAGTATGTCAGGAAACTTAGGCATCTTAGAATTCTATATACACTTGCACATTCTCTGCGAATGCTTTTGTGAAGGGTGAACGATAGACTCTCATCGTGAGAGCTTCACTGAATTTGTTGGTCAGATTGAATGTACCGAGATCGTCGAATACAATGTCTGTACCTGCGCTACCACCTTGCTTAAGGGCAGTAAGTGCACCAAGCGCTGAATCATACATGATGTATGTGTACTTGGTGTTGTCATCCATTGCAGCTTTAGCTGCTAATGTGTAGCTAGACTCATTATCTCTAACCTTGTAGTATCCTGCAGATACTGCATAGTTATCGATTACGTTCTGCAAATCAGCATCAGTAGATGAACTTGTGTAAGCTCCTGTATCTGTAGTAAACAGTACAGGCTGTCCAAACGTTATAGCTGAAGCTGTGTAAGTTGTTGGAGAGCTAGGGCTACCATCGTACATCTTAACAGAGTAAGTATAAGATGCCCCAGTCGTCGGTGCTGCATTGTCTGCGTGCGAGAATGCATGTGTTGGGTTACTTGGAGTTTCAGTATCTATAACTCCTCCCCCTCTGAGCAGCTCTACACTTGTAAGGTCTACAAGCGGGGAGTTACGGTTAGTGGTAAAGGTTACAGTAGAGTTGAAGTTACCTATCTCCCTGAAGTAATTCGTCTCATTGTCTGCGTCACTAGATCCTGCGGTACGTGCAGGAACAAAGCTAGTAACTGTAGGAGCAGAGTAGCTGATCTGATTAATAGAGTCAGCAGCTGAGTCTGAAGTCCCGAAGTCATCAGTGACATTGAGCGTATAGTTCAGTGTATAGTTGGTGAAGTTACTCAGTACAAGAGGATCAGAGATAGCTGTACCGCTAACAGCAGCAGCTTCTATGACTGTAGGTGTTCCGTTCAATGTACGAGTTACTGTAGCTGTAGTCCAACTAGCTGAGAATGTAGGAGTTATAGTAGCATTCAAACTAGTAGCATTGTACTGGAATGACCCAGGGCTAGCATTAATCCCAAGAACTTGCTCAGCAAGTACGTTCTCGATAAAGTCAACTATCCCAATACCTCCTGCAGGTGGGGTAAATGTACCTGTACCTGTAAGTCTCCCGAATGACAAACTCCCAAGCTCGAAGTTGAGTGGGCCTGTGATAGTAGCACCTCCTCCTCCTCCAGAACCAGCACCTCCATAAGATACTATGAAGCTAGATACAACTCCTGGTGCAGAGACTGATAGTACGCTAGATATAATTTGTGCGTCACCTCCAGATGCAGGAGTGAGGGATACACCTCCGGTTGCTCCTACGTACAAAGAGTCACCTACAGAAACACCTGTAACTCCAGGTATAGATACTTCTGCAAAACCACCTATGACTATCTCGGCTTCTTCTCCGATTTTCATAGTCTTAGTGGTAACTCCAATAGACGGCATTTTATTAGGGTCAAGCGCTTCAGCTTTCCCAAACCGCATGATACCTAGCGGATTGCTTTCTATGTATACGGGAGTGCCTGCGGGCAGTACTTCTCCAGAAGCGTTAGTTCCGTACAACACATTACGCTCCAGTCTATTGGCCCGCCTATTGAACTTATCCTTCATTTATGTATCTATTTGTTTACGAGCCAAGAGTAGTTTTATTTCAGCTATGTCCTCAGCAAGCTGCTGAAGAACTGAATCTATTTTATCATTCTTCAGCTCTAATGTTTTAACCCTGCTTTTCAGTGCGGCGTAATCATTTTGGTGCTTTATCCACACTCCTACAAGTGCCCCTGCGACCATTAAAAACTCAAAGTGTGTGATGTTCTCTATCATAATTCAGCATTGACAATTCCAAGCTCGCAGAGATTTGTTAATTCTTGAGTTTGGGTCGTTTTTACCTTTTTCACCAGTTAGTTTAGCTTTCATTCCGCACATACGTGCGCAGAAAGAATCTCTTCTCTTCCCCCCTTTGGGCTGAGGTGCTTTAAGGTCTGAGCCGGGATTCTCACGTTCATACGAGCGTCTACCTTTTTCGTTCAATCCACCGCTAGGATTCTTACCTTCTTTTCTAGTCCAAGCCCCTCCACGTGCTTGTGACCTTTTTATATTCTCTTCGGTTGGGGCGCCTTTAGATCCAGGTTTGCGCATACGTTCTCCCGAGCCAGCTTTAATTCGCCTTCTCTTAGCGTGGATGTTTGCCCAAAGTCCAGGTTTCTTAGCCATTATTGTGCCTGCTGTATTGGAGTTTTGTCCTGCTGTTTATCATTCTCAGTATCTGGGAATGATCCTGCAAGCATTCTAAGCTCTCCGTTCATTATTCCTTGGTTTATTTGAGACACCATATCTGCCGGTAGTGGATACGGAGATTGGGGATCATAACAAGGACCATCATTACAAGTATTAAACTTGTATACTTCCTCAGGATCCTCGAATACTCCCCTAACATTTATAGCCTCTAAACCGTTAGGTCTGTAAACGTAAATATACTCATCAATTACGTAATATCTAGTCTTGCTTTTAGTATACTTTTCGTACTCTAAGTACTCTACCTCATAAGGTTCTACTCTTGGAATACTGCCTGTTCCGTCAGGTTTACCTATGAAAGTAAATGCGTCTCTAAAATTGAACCTTATAGTATGAGGAAGCTTGTCTACTGTTCTGTACACAGGACACGTAGGTGGGAGATCACAGCACTTAGATGCGTCTACTTGTTTAAGCTTTAGGCAGCCAATGTCCTGCTCGAGTGTCTTTGACACATATCCATTGCGAGCATAGTCCCTGCGTATGAGCATCGCACGGTAATGCTTGATGTTGAACTTTATCTGGTCTAGAGATATGTTCTCATCATTGCTACTTCTACCTCCACGTACTAGGTTCAGTAGGTTATATGCTATCTCGTCAAGCGTCATCTAGTCTTTCTTTGATCTCCATGAGCTCAGCGCATTTTTCATACTCTTCTGAGTTCTCGAAGTATTCTATAATATCATCTACAATCATCATGAAAGTCGATGGCTCCACAGGGTCGAACGGGAGGAATATCATATCCTCTGACTCATCAAGGAGTTCCTGCACAGACATTCTGCCTGTAGCTACCTTGAAAGCATTACGATATGCTTCATCCAATATCTCTATCTCCTCTTCAAGAGAAGCTTTGATATCTTCGTTGTCGTCTATGTCGTCAAAGTCTAACATTCGCCTGTAAATATCCTTCAAGTCCAGTTTGCTTATTCCATATATATGCTTGTCCTGCTCGTTTAGCTTCGTACCCCATCTGCTTGTGCCAGTCATCGTT